AAATGGGATTAAAAATATCAACTGAAATAGCAACAAGCGGAGGAATAACCTCAGCTGCATATTTAAATATAGAAAAATTAGCTTTTTCAAAGAACAGAGCCTGTGATGTATGGGTTAACTTATACTTAAATGAAGAGTCTAGAGAAAGCAACTCTAATAGTACAGTTTTATCTCAAATGATTCCTAGGAGATTTGGAATAAGTAACCAGGGAAGTCCCAGTGTTACTTCATTATTTTCTTCAGAAACACTATATGAAGTATCATATGAAGAAATAAAATCAGTACTTGAAAGTAAAGGATTAGTTGTTGTTGATTCTTTATCTTAGAATTATTTAGATAAAATCTTCTGATAGTTTAAACGGTAAGATATTTTCGTCTAATATAATATCAAGTGCATTTTCAAGCAAGTTTGGATCAAATCTGCTCTCATTAGCCATTAGTTTATTTAGCAGAATTGTATTTTTTATAGAGTCGGATATGTTATCTAGGTCTAGTTCTTTATTTTTACATATACAAAAAAGTAAATTTAAATCTGGGTCTAATTTGTTTAATTCTACGTTATTTAATTCTTTAATAATATCTTTAATAGGAGTTTCTTCTATGTTTTCTACATGCAATGTTTCAACTTTTAAAAATTTGTACCCTTTAGAAAAACGTCTGTCCATTTTTAATTTCCATATTTCATATGATTGCGTTTCATTAACGTTTATTAAAACATAAATTGTATTTAACAATTGTATCTTACTATTTACATAATACACATTAAAATCTTTTATGTTAAATATATCGCATTGTTTCTTTAGGTAAGTTATACATAGACTTTTAAATATCTCATTGGCTCGCTTTACAGTTTCACCCGCTTCATTGTCCTTCTTATAAAAAAGCGATAGTTCATTTGATATTTCTATAATTCTATCGTTTCTCCATGAAGAATTCATTTTAAAATCAAACATGTTTCCATCCAGTACTAAATTATTTAAATTTAAATAGTGAAACATTACTTCATAAAAGTATTCATTATTTCCGCTTTCTAATTCTTTAGAATATTTTTGCTCAGCCGCTAGTAATACATAATTAAAGTATTCAGAATCGATATAATCTTTTTTAGCGATCCACATTGGATCTAAAATATTTTTAGGCTTCAAAGTTAACACGTTTATTTTTATATATTTTACAAAGAAACGATCTATTGGTTCTATCATAATAGAGTATTGTAAAATTAAATAAATAACAGTATATAACACAAACATAATATATCGTATAAATGAACATTACTATAAAAATCATACCTGAATCAGGTTCAAACACGCTAACATTTAGTAAAAATTTTAGAATATTTTCTATAGCCGACCCTATTACAGGAATAACAGGTATATCTGATATATTAGAAGACATTGAAACTACTTCGCCCGGTTCAATTGATTTAACATTCTTAAAAAGATATTTTAGATATTCCTCTAACAATATAGATTGGTCTCTTTGGTATGGATTTTCTCCAGAATCAATAGACCCTTTGGGATTAGACAGTGTAAAGAGTATTGAAATAGAACCAGATCAATGCGTCTATATAGAAATAAAATATGAATACGATAATGGTACCTTTGAAGAGTTAGAGTCTCCAATAGAAATAGATGAAATAAAAATAAGAGCAAAACGAAATGATCCAGGTTTACCTAACGTTTTAACGCCCGTTGTGTGTTGTACTGACGAAAAATGCCCAGCTCTTATATTTGAAAGAGAGGCTAGTTTTAGACCCTATCAAGTAGATAGTGCAATTGGAATTTATAAAGAACTGAGTTTCCATACCAATAAAATCTTTGGACACGAAGTTGTTTATTTTAGAACTGTTCCTGAATCAGACAGTGGAGATTATATTTTTAAAGAATGGACACTATATAAAAACGTTGATAGGAAATGTGTAAAAATACTTGTACCTGATAATAATTTTCCAGACAATAAGCCTAAATTTTCTGAATTTGGAATAGACTTTGAAGTTCCTTTTGAAATACATGTAGATCATAGATATTTTCAATCTGTTTTTGGAAACGAAGCAGAACCAAGAAAAAGAGATTTCTTATATTTTCCATTAATCAACAGGATGTTTGAAATACAAGGATCCTATTTACACAGGGGATTTATGATGGAACCCAGTTTTTGGAAAATACAACTTTATAAATTTAATCCAAACATTGACATGTTAATGAAAGACGAAAATCGTCAATACATGGATAATATTATAACTAGCGCTGAAGAACTGTTTGCAGAGGAGGTCAAAGAAGACATACAGGACGCTAAAATGCCTCAGCAATATGAAACTATATCTACTAGATATGACATTACTAGAGGCTCTATTCATCCTGATCTAAAAATAAAGAATATAAAGTTTAACTTTAATTTTGCATCGCTAATGGAAAATTATTATGACCTTAGTGGAATAGAAGCAACTTCTAACGATTATTTTTTAACTAGTGATTCCCCGCTAACATCTACTTCTCAAGAATTAGTAGACACATCGGGAACTGTAAATGACAAAAAATCATATAACGTAATTAGAGCATATCAAGATAGTCCTATTTTCAAGACTTGGCAAAATAATTCATTAATGACAAATGATAAAAATGTATTAGGAATAAACGTAAAATATTTAAGAGTTAGAGGTCCTTTTGATACATTACCTGATCACGTAGGTCAGTCTGAATCTCGCCGATATTTACAATTAGAAGCATATAAAGATTTAAGTTTTACCAATCAAAGAAATATAATGACAAGTAGTGTTGATTCCAAACCAGCAGTTACTTTAAAGTTAAGAGAAACTTCTATTGTATATAATAGACTTCCTGAATTTGGTTCAAATGGAATAGACAATTTATCATATACATGTATGTTTAATGTTCCTGGAAACTCTGAAATAATTAGTTTTATAAACGGCTATGATAACGAATCTGAATCTGGGATATATTTTTACGCTCAATTTAATAAATACTTCAGCGATCAGCCAGAAGGAGATTTAATATTGAACGTTAAAGTAAATGATTCTTTAAGTACCTTTACTATAAATAATTTTGAATCTGGAAAATGGCATTCTGCTGTTATTTCTATATCTAATGAATTTAAGCAAATGGGAATTTACCTATATAAAACGATAGAAGACCCTTCTGATTTAACTAATCATACAGATTTTAGTAAAATATTTGAAAATGTATCTTCCATGCAAGAAAAAACATTTAATCTAGAACAGCCATACACAATACCTACTTCTAATTTAAAGATATCTAATATTAGATTATTTAAAACTATGATAAAAGAAGAACAACATGACTTTATATTAAGTCAGCAATTTATAAAAGACGAATCTATGTTATTATTGATAGATAATTGTAGACCTCAGGTCAAGGTACCTTTTATAACAAGAAATAGATAAATAATAATAATACATGAATACTGATAATCAAAATATAAGAAATTCAAATACGCAAGATATCTTTTTAAGAAATGCTGTATTAGCACTGTTAGACATTTTAAACAGGGAAATTGTAATAGACCTAGTTAGAAATGGAGAAATAGAAAAACATGAGATACCTTTCTTTTATAATATGGCGGCGGACGAAGGCTTCATGAAAGACTTCTTTATACAAGTCCCAGATGGCTGTAAAGTCCCAGTAATGGCTGAAGGAAATTATGATATAGTTCCAAGAGGCATTATAACTTTAGATTCCTTTCAGATAAAAACTAGCGATATAACCAATAAATTTGTTAGAGGTAGTTTTAATCAACAGGTTCTTGATGATAATGATCAAAAGGTAAATAAAGCATTTTCAGCTAGATTATATAGTATGCCAATGGGGTTAAAATTCTCAGCTAAAATAATATGTGATAATTTAAATAAAACATTTAAAATAATAGAAAGACTAATAGATTTATTTTATAAAAATAGAGTTGTTTATTTCCAGTACAAAGGCGTTAGAATACCTGGACAGTTTACTTTTCCTGATACTGAATCCTTTGAAAAAAAATACGATTTTGATTATACCACAGATCAAAGAGTTAATATAACCTTTAGTATAGATATGGAAACGTATTTTCCTAGCTTTAACGAAGACTCTGTATTCTATAAAGGAAATACTATAAATCAAATAGGCCTAAATACCAAATTAGAAGATACAGGTGTAAATATAAACAATGCCTGGATAGACAAAGATCACCCGCCTAGCGAATAGTTATGAAAATAAAAAAGAAATATACCATAGATTTACCAAAAGACATTCTAATGATACGAGATGTATTTAAAAAGAATGGATATAAGTTATATCTAGTAGGAGGCGCAGTGAGAGATGCACTATCTGGAATGACCCCTAAGGACTAT